CATTGCTTCATAGTCTCCACCTTCAGCAAGATAAGGATTGTCAAATAAACTTGCAGGTATAAACCTGCGTCTAAATAGTGGTTGACCTTCTTTAGTGTGACCTTTAGGAAATACAACGGTATCACCTGTTTCAATTTGTGTAGCCCAGAAAGGTTCGTTGTAAGGTGCAGGATCAATAAACATTTTTTTAACCCATTGATGTCCTGCACCTCCGGGGTTTGTAGTAGCTCTCATGTACAAACCTAAGTCTTTAGCGTAGGCACTACGTAAACGAGATCTCATGTAGTCCCAAGCGTAAGGAGAACTCCACTGTGTTAACTCGTCAAAACCTATCCAGTTAAACGCCTGTCCTTGGTAGCGTGTAACATCCATATCTTTATCTAGGTATGACATCCAAAGTCTACCACCTCTAGGTGAGATCCATTGGCTTTTTCTTTCTGACCATTTGATTCCCGGTATAGCACGAGGATATAACTCTTGGCTTTTCTGTATTAGTTCTCGTAGTTCTTCAGTAGTGTGTCGTACTAGTAGTCCACTAAAGTTTGCATTGTTCAATCCGTGTAGTGGATCAGCTAACATAGCGTAAGATTTACCACCACCTGCTGCCCCACCGTAAAGTACTTCTCTTTCAGACGAAGACAAGAAGTCTGTCTGTGGTCCTTTGTTAGGTTTAAAGACTACATCCTGAGCTTCTTGTACGTCATATGCTGGTGCTACAGATTGAGCAGGTACAGCTTCAACTTTTTTAATTGGCGTAAGTTCCAACTTTTTGCGTTTCGAGGTTCTCGATTTCTTGGAGCGTTTGGGCAAGTCGCTGGGCAAGCCTACGTTTAATAATAATTGTTTTTTTACGTTTTCGCTCAATATCTATTCTTTTCTTTAATCCCATATGGGATATGCTTCTACTTGTTTGTTTAGTTAGCCACTGAGCTACTTCTCTGTAACTATACTGTAGTAAATGTTTTTTAGCTATCTCTAGTGCTTCTAGTTCTTCTCGTATAGGTTCTAACAATCTATCGTTATCTTTATTAACTTCGTAACCAAATGGTACAGTAGTAAGAGATAGTCGGGCAATAGTGTGCCACTCTTTTTCTTTTCCTCTTTTAGGTTTAGGTAATTCCCAATACCCTAAGTCTTCATGTTTTATTCGTTCGTACCTTCTTTAGCTGGTAAAATAAATACACCGCCACTAGATGAGTTAACATCTACACGTTCAACTTTACCAAAGCCGCCTCTATCTAATAGATCTTTAGCTGCTGCCATCTTGTCTCGTATGCCTAACTCAGTAGGATCATCTAAAGCTTTAGCCATAGCTACTGCAGCTTTAGGTGCAATCTGAACTAGGTACTCAGTTGTTGCACTCATTATTTCATCTTTTAAAGAATCTCTTACAGCCTTAGTAGAAGTGCTGTCACTATAGCCTGCTAGTTTTTTTGCTAAGGCATGATTACCACCTGCTTCATCGAACAAGACTTCTAAGAATTTAGTTTGATTATCAGTTAATACTCGTGTCATTATTTCTTTTTCTTCCTGCTAGGTTTCTTAGCACTTCCAACTTTTGCTTTTGCTGTCTTTGTAAGATCTTTAAAGTGAACTAGGGGTTTAGAACTTTTAGTGTGAGTTTTACCTGTATGTAAAGAACCATCTGGCATTTTATGATTAGCCCCATTATACTCTGTTCCATCTTTTAAATAATGCTGTACGCCTTTTGCCATGTTATCTCCTTAGCATTTCTAATGCTGTTTCTAATGTCTCATTATTTCTACGAGTCCAACCTTTACCAAATGTTTTAAAAGTAGTAAGACTCTCATAAAACTCCTGACGAGTAGAGTGCATCTTAACTACTATGTCTTTATGTGTAAAGTTTGCAACAGCTTTCAATGTCATAGGACCAATGCCACCATCAGCAGTAACGCCCACAATCCTCTGTAAGGCTTTCGCAGAACGGCCCACTCCACTATTAACGCCCCAGTCAAATACAGACCAATCAACTCCACTAGGTAGACCATCACATCTCCCACGATCCCAATAGTTTTTTCTGTAGATAGGAGATACATCTATCGGTGTCAACGCTCTCATCTCTTCTTCGGTGGCGTTACGATTAGTGTATGCATCGTATACAGCTTTAGTAACGCCTAAATTTGTCATGCCTCCGGGGTCTGATGGATGATTTACAAAACCACCTTCATGTTTCAGAAGCATGTTTAAACAAGGTATAAAGTTTTCTGCGCTCATTTCTTAGCTATCTTCTTAGTCTTTTCATAGGAGCGTAGTCCCCCTAATCCTAGCATTCCCATTAAAACAGTCATGAGGCTACCCATATCAAAAGATGGTAATGGGGGTAACTCTGCACCAAATATAGTAGCAAAGAATAATATGCATGGCTGCAAGATAAAGTGATACATTAAAGCAATACCACAAGTCCAACCAACAAACGGTCTCCAGCCACCAATGAATAAAGAACCCGACTTTGCCTCTTCCTGATTAACAGCAATTTGAGACATAGCTAGTTCTTGTGCGTGACGTTCAGCCATTGTAGAAATCTCGTGAGCTAAAGCAGCCTTCTGATCTTTATCTTCAATAAACTTGTCAAGTAATCCGGTGACTGGAGATATAAGTTGAGCTAACATTATTTAGCTTTCTTCTTAGCCATGCCACCTTTATTCATCATACCCATTTTGTTACGTACAGCTTTAGGTAGTTTCTTTGCTCCACCAGTAGGTTTTTTCAAAGCCATACCGCCAGCTTCATAACCCATAGACTTCTTAGCCATACCGCCACCCATCATCTTTGCTGCAGGTTTTTTCTTAGCCATGCCGCCTGCCATATAAGTAGAAGGTTTTTTCTTTGTCATACTACCAGCCATTTTCATGCCGCCACTTTTTTTCATCATTTGAATACCCTTTGTTTAATTTCAAAACGCTCAACACCAATGTCTCGCAATTCTCTGTCTGTCATGTTTTGTAATTTCCAGTAGTTAGCTCTTCGTTCTTGTGCCGCTACTGCTCTGTGCCATAATCTTTTTAACATGGTATACCTTCCCTTTTTTAAAATAAAGTAGATCAGATAATCTGACTTACTCAGGAAGTTATACCATACTTAGTTATAACATAAAATTGCTATAATTGCAACCCTGTTATGTTTTATTTACCTTTACTATTGCAATCACAAAAACCTGACCAACCAAATAGGTGTAGTATAATTCCTGTAGCAATAAGTCCAGCAAGTCCAGAACTTCCTAGGTTTTCAATTAGATCAACAATGTTGCCTACTGCATCCCCTAAGAAGATAAGATTGCTAGGTCCAACGAGCATAGCTGCCACGATAGACAAAGTTAAAAGTGCAACTCCTATTTGAGTTATACTTGCGATAGATGATTTCATTTTATCCATTTAGTATTCCTTTAAATTATTAAACTTTAAGATGGTTATGTTATCTAAACAAACCTGTCTTTCTCATGTCTATTAATCCTCCCTTTGCTCTAGGTGAAGCCCTACCTCTTTTATATTTTTTCTTAAGTTCTTGTTTAAGAAGGTCTGCTTCTCTTTCAATAGAGTTTCTAGTATCTTTTTTATTACCTGATCGTCTAACATCTCTTTCTTTTTCAACTCTATTATCCATACGTAATGCTTTATCTAATGAATCTTGATCTGATTCGTTATTTAATTCTTTAGCAGTTGGCTTACGTTTTAATGGACCCGGAGAAGCTTTAATTATAGTTACAGATATTTCAGGATCTTTAATTTTTTCTTTTAATTTTTCTCTAAGGGCTATTTTTTCTTCTTTAAATAATCTAGCTTTGTCATTTAAAACACTTGTTCTGTCAAAGATTTCTATTTTTTTATTTGCGGCTGCTACTGCTGCTAGTGCAGCGTTTACACTAGCTTCAGACTTAGCTATTTTTATTTTTAATTCTGCATCTGAGATAGATTTTTTTACTTGTGTACTAGTAACTTTTGATTTACCTCCAGAAGATTCATCAGGAGTTTTACTCGTAGGTTTTTTCTTAGGTTTTGGCTCTGGTCTTTTCTTAGGTGCAGGAAGAGGTTTAGCTAAATCTTCAGCGTAAGCTGCAATCATAACTCTACCTTTTTTATCTGTGTAATACAGACTACCAGCTCTTTTAGCTGCAGCTATACTTGAGTATTTACCTGCATCTTTTTTAGCTTCTTTAGCAGATTTACCTTTAGCTTTTAATTTAGAGTTAATCCAATTAGTTAGTTTACTTGCCATGTTATTTTTCCTTTTTAGGTTTCTACTTCGGAAGAGTTTAAGTTCCAGTAAATACATTTTGATTTTATAATCTTACTATAAGGATACTTCTCTTTTAAAAAAGGTAGACCTATTGTATTAATTTGTTCGTGACATATTTCTTCAGTTTTAAATAGTGGTCCACCATATGTAGTACATTCAGAGAATGACATTGTACACAATAAAACTAAAGGTGTCCACATGTTTTTACCACTTTACTTTGTTTGCCCAATAAGCTGCACTTAACTTACCACGTTTAATATTCTTACCGTGTCTAGCTTTAAAGCTTTTACGTTTAGCTTTCATTTTATCTGACTCGCCAGCTTTAGGTTTACCTGCAGTGCTTGCACCCTGCTCACCAAAGCGTATCATTTTAATAGTGTCACCTTCTTTAGCGAGAACTACGTGTGACTTAGTAGGGTGCTTAGGTGTACGTTTAGGTTTGTTGTATCCTGCAAAGGTTTCGCCTCTATACTCTACACTCATTTAGTTACCTGCCAATGGGTTATCTATTGCACGTTGTATCTTTTTATCTAAGGCTGCTTCTAAGTTATCTAGCTTCTGATCTAGTTTAGACATCTTAGAATCCATACGTTCTTCAAATGCTTTAATAGTAGATTCAAACCTAAGTTCAAATGTATTAATTACTCCTCGTACATCCTCTATGTTCTGACGATTACGAGCATCTTGTTTTTCTAAACGGGATTCTTGTTTATCTATGTTAGCGTTTATCTTATCTGACTTAACTTCAATAGCGTTGTTTAACTCTGCTGTGTCTTGATTAATATCCATACGTAGATCATGTAGGTCTGTCTGTAGTGTAGCTGCAATAGCTTTAACACTATTGATTTGCTCACGTATAACTGACCCTGTTGCTGCGTCTACTTCTTTAAGTGCATCAAACTCAGCTTGTATTATTCTAAGTTCGCCATCTACCATAACCATATGATTATCAATGTGTGACAAATCAGGGGATACAAAGTTAGCTATCTTCTTTTCCATAGATAAATATCTTTGGTAAGCCTCAAAGCCACCCCATAAACCCCCAATGATTGTACCGATCAACGGTATTATAAGTAGAAGCTTTGACCCTCCTACCTTAATGCCTTTGTATTCAACTTCAGCCATTATACTTTCCGATACGATCTAGTCTTTTTAGCTACCGTCTTAGGTTGCTTACTAAACTGTTTACCTTTTTTAGTATCTTCTCTTTTCTTTCGTGTAGTTGCAGCGTACTCGCTACTAGATAAAGACTTAATTGCCCTTGCAGGTAAATATCTCTCACCAGTTTTGTTAGATGGTTTCCCACTCTTAGTACTCCACTTCTGTTTAGTCCACGACTTTAAGCTCTTTTGGCTAGGCTTGAGTGCCACTATGTGTACCCTCCACCTTTAGCTTTGTAACGGGTAGCTAGGAGTTGGGCTTTACGTGCCGACCATTGGCCCGGCTTTCCACCCTTACTCCCAGCTTTAACAGTACTAAAAAGAGCTTTCCTCATTGTAGGCTTGGTGTAGTTACCAGCTTTGTTAACAGTTGATTTCTTTTTTATAGCCATGTTAATCTACCTATTTTTATTTAAGGTTAAGGCCGCCAGTGTTTGCTGCAAGACCGTCAATGACATCGTGTAACAAGAACGCTAGTGCTGCTGTAGTTGAAATACAAGTAATTTTAAAACTTGAACCTACAACTGCGTTAGCATCAAAACCTGCAGAATCATTTGCGTCTGCAATTCCTACGTTGTCACCGTCACCTTTTGGTATACAACCAATAATCTTTTCAGATCCGTTAGTAATAATATCAACATCATTACCTGCTGTACCTAACATTACGAATGAGTAAGTAGCACCCAAACAAGTTGCACAAGCTGGGAGAGATAGAGATGCTGCACCGTTCATTGCAGGGAATGTTATGATAGCCCCTGATTGTGCTGCTGTTAGTACAGTGCCTGAAGTATAGCCTGTTACCTGTGCGAGTACGTTTACTCGTGGTGATTGACTTTGTGAGTCAAATGTAGCTGCACCTGATACAGCCATTGTACCAGTTACTGATAATCCGTCATCAAATCCAAAGACGGTTGGCATTTTTTCTATGCCCTCAAAAAGTGTAGTGTTTGCCATTGTTTATATTCCTTATTTGTTTTATTGGTTATATTGACTGTCCACGAGAGCATCCATCTTCACGTTAGAGCCTCCAAACATGATAAAAGAAGCGAAATTATTATCGCTTATTTGGGTGTCAGGTACAATTAGATCAGAAAAAAATCCTGGTGTGTCTTGAATTAATTTCTGGTCATTGAAAAACGTCTTAGAATTTCCTAGTACCTGCATTACAAGGAGGGTCTTGAGTTGGTTAGTAGAGTCGTACCGTCCTTTGTCCCCCATGTTCTTTACTATTTTACTTCCTGCCTTTTGTTTTTGGTCTTGTTTTTGTTGAGCCTTAGTTTCTTTAGGCTCTTCTTTCTTCTCTTCCTTTGCAGCTACCTCTTCTTTTTCTTTAGGTTCTTCTTTGGCAACTACCTTAACTTCAGGCTTCTCTTCTTCCTTTGGTTCTTCTTTAGTTGGCTCTTCTTCCTTCGCTTCTGGTTCTTCAACTACCTCTGGCTCAGAAACCACTTCTTCGGGTTCAGGCTGTGGCTCTTTAATTTCCGCATCAGGTTCAGGCGTTTCGTTTTCAGATACATCCTTAACTTCAGGAAGGTCAGTATCTTCCATATCGTTAGCCGCCACTTCAATGTCTTCAGGGGGCGGAGCATCAACTGTAATTGGTTCGACATCAACATCGGGCATATCCATTTCTAATTCTATATCCATTTCGATGTTGCTTTCCATCGTAACTTCAACATTGGTGGGTGGGCCTGTATCTACGCCCGTGTCTACAGTTATATCCATATCCATGTTAATGTCCATATCTATATCTGGCATATCTAACTCTAGCTCTATAGACTCGTATGAATCTCCCCCTGCCATATCATCGTCAAAGTTAGGTTGTACTTCAATCTCCCCGTTAGGATCTAAGTCAAAATCATTGTGATCAAAGATGTCTTCTGCTATATCTATGATCTCTTCAGTATAACCACCCGTAGCTATAAAAGT